TCCCTTTCTTTTTTTTTTTTTTTTTTTTTTTGCTGCACCTAATACAGCTCTACCTCTAAAACACTTTCCTGCCAACTGCGCGTTTCATTATATTCTGGCTTGTGATAATTGCGATCATAATAATTAAGAAACATAAGCTGTTCATAGGTGGGAAAATCGGTCGGGATATCTTGCATCCCCAACTTAAGAAGATATTTACGGTCTTCTGCCAACTGCTCAGGCAAAACCCTATCAACAAAAGCTTTTCCTTCAAGGGCAACACTATACTTATACGACAGCTTATAAACAAAACGTAACATCATATAAGCTGTTGGTTCAATTCCTAAAGTATCATATGCCAAACCCACAAGACGACTAAGATTCATATATATAGGTCCACTCCGCTTATTGGGAACTCCCATTCGCCACTTATATTGGGCAATCGGCCTCCAGGGGACAACCTTAGCAATTTTTGGGTGCTTTACATTCAAACAAAAGTTCTCGCTCAAAACAAAAACACGCTTTAAATAAGTAGGACCACAATATATTTTATTCAACACAGAACCTGACGCAACCTTCAAATAAGTAATCAATGAATTATAAGTACCAGTAGTCTTCATAACAACTCCATACTTAGCATATATGAAATCTGCAAAACCCTCTACTGATATACAATCAAGATCACGAGGAACTGAAGCCAAATAATCATCACCAAAAAACAAACATACAATTCTACGGATCAGCAAGTACGACCAAATCTTGCGACGAATATCCTTATGTACTTGCATCATAACCGTAAAAATATAAGCCAACCAATAAAAATTAACCATTATCCATGAATTTCCATGCGACGTTTCCAAACTTCCGGAAGGCATAAAACCTATAATCAGCATAAAATCCTCAACCCATCGCACTGTTTTACCAGCTAACATTTCTGCCAATCCTTCCACAATACATCTGATTAGCAAAAACATTGGATCCTTATCATCCCAAACTACCCACATAAGAGCAAACATTTGGTACATAACTAAATGCATCGCACCAATAGACGTATCCAAACCGGAAATATCACCATCAAAGAATTTTTGAGTTCCAGATTTTTTCCACTTATAAGTTCTATAAGTAAAATCCTTCGGGTGTGTTTCCAATTCATAGACATCTCCTAGTTCACCAAACAAAGCATCATACTTAACCTCAGCACCTCCATATAACCAGGAGGTACCAATTTCTATATGTGCAGAAAGATTTCTAGAACCTGGATAGATCTTATCAAAATCTGGATAATACGTTCTCTCAATTTTCCGAAAAGACAACAAACGCCCTATAATTGAATCTTTAAAAAGAGCAAAGATTCGACCTTTGTTATCATATTCTTGGACCTTTTCTTGTCGCATAGTATTCTCATCAATGCATGATCTATTCTCATCCTTAAATGACAAACTAGTAATTGGTTGTTTAAAATTCTTTTCAATAGGTACACAACCCTCTCTAATCATATTGGCCGCACATAACACAAAATTAGAAAAATCTCTAAAAATGTTAATAGCAGCCTGATTTTTCGTTGGATGAGTAGTAAATACATACTTACAATACTTCGATTCAATAGGAGGCAGTTCTGGCCACGCATCAAAACCATTCTTTTTAGCACCCAATGGTATCAGATTTATATCCTCAGCACGAAGACGAAAACGAACCCTAGTTTTTGAACGAACACAATAAGAGTAATAAAATTTTAAGGCTAAATTAACACACTCAAAATCGAAACCTGGTCGAAATGAACACCAAGGCTTCGGAAACTTAAGCAGACGAGATCCCATCACCCTACTGATATGGTATACCACATTTGTAACAAATGGATGATTTTCAGTACCACCATAAGAAAGATTATACGCGCTCAACGCCCTCAGGCATAAAACCTGAAGAGACGGAACTCGAATATCTATCATCTTCAAACCAGTAGTGTGATGGTTTATAGGGCATAACACCTCCTTCGACAATCCTTGAGAAAAGTTACCTAAATAATATAGATCCCATTTAAAAACACATTCGGCAACTAAGGGATCAATATACTCCATAGGACGGTCCTTAGGTGACCAGATACGAGACATACCTGGAATCACCATAGGATACATATTACATGAATGCATATACATTTCCCTCTCAAGAGGTTCCAAAAATTTATACTGGGACTTCAACCCAAGCTTCTTTTTATTTTTATGAACCGATAGATCATATAACTGACCTATTCTAATCAAAGCAGACATCTGCAAAGTTTCCATTCCCTCATCCTGTTTTCTTCGAAGCGATTCTTGCAGACCACCATATGGAGTCATGTCATACGTCAAAATATCCCCATTTAACACCGGGTCTATATGACGTATGACATAATTAATAACAGGGTTCTCCATCTTTGCGGCCCACTTACGAACAGACGTCTTCGTTCCAAATATATTGGTTAAACTCGCCAGTTGTACTCCAGTAGAAAATGGATAAGTGCGGGC